TCTATTGGTTGGCTACAAGGGAGTTAATGTATTACTTGAGGTTAAGCGAGATAAGACTAAGAAACTAACTCCAGATCAGGTTATCTGGCATCACAACTGGCGAGGGCAGGTTGCAACTGTAGCAACATCTGAGGAAGCTTATAACGCTGTAATAGAACAGGTGCAAAGACTGAAAAAGTGATATATACTGAGTTTGTCTATGTATCAGGCGTGGACGACATTCCGAACCCTTTGGGTTTGGTTCTTGCCCAAAATTGGGACGTGCCTGATACACGGAGAGCCAACCCCAAAGGGTTTTTTATTGCCTCCGAAGCCATTTACAGGGATGGGAATATGGAATGTCTAACAGCAAAAGAAGTTGTGCAGCAATTGCACAATGCAGCTTATCCAAAATATGCCGTATTTCTGCGTTCACCATCTGGCACAAGAGCCAAGTTCAAGTATCTCCACGATTCTTTAGATTCAGCAATAGAAAAATGCCGAGAATATGCTGCAGACATGGCAAGTATTGGACATTTGGATTTTACTTATTACGCCATTGAAATTAAGCATCGCGTAGGAATTGAGCACGGCAAGATTGTTGATGAGCCGTTGAAATAAGTTATCTGTCCCGGCAGATAACCGGGCGTACTGGTCGCGTTAGTAATGAACCCATGTTCGGGGTTGCTGCCAAGAGAACCGAGTGCGCTTTAAGAGGCCAGCGCGAGAACTTGCTACAGGTATCTCAGGAACAGAGCAAATAGGTGATGGTACGGTTAGTCCACGATACGGGCGCTCTGGAAATTGAATGTAGCCCTTCTGGGTGCAGCAGTCCTAACAGGATGGCTGAAAGATGGGAATATCACCTTCTTGGCCTCTACTATTGTCTAAAGGAATATGATTGCAATATGAAAACAATTGATCCTCATAAAGCTATAGATTTTATGCTTAAGAACGCAGGAGCTTATGCTAAGGCAAAGGCTGAGGTAACGTATCTTGAGGAGTTTCGTAAGAGCAAGAAGGCAATATTATTTGCTAGGGCAACAGGTAATACGATAGCGGATAGGGAGAATTATGCTTATGCTCATCCAGAATATCGTGAGGTACTTAAAGGGCTTCAGGAGGCTGTAGAGAGGGCTGAGGCGTTGAAATGGGAGTTGGTAGCAGCACAAGCAAGGATCGATGTTTGGAGGTCACAGGAAGCCTCTAATCGAGCAATAGACCGTAATACTAACTAGGAGAATAATCATGGAAATAGACGACTCAAATCTGGCTGAATGTGAGTATTGTGGATATATCGAAGATTGGGACGAAATCCCTACTGCTAATGATCCTTGGTGTTCTGACGGTACGGTAACGGTATGTCCTAAGTGCAATGAGGGTGAGTCATTCCGTGATTATCAGCCGGAGAAAAAGAATGAGTCTTGAGCGAGTTATTGCGGAACAACAAGCCACTATTGATAGGATGGAAGCCACGATCAAGAGCCAGACTAAAAGTTTAGATAAGGTATGGACTCAGCATGACGAGTTATTTGAGTGCATAGCTAGGTTTCTTGATACTGACTTGCCTGATAGCAATGACTTAGAGGCTTGTAAGAGGTTCGGTAAGGCTAGATGGGATGTAAGGATGAAGCTCTCTGAAATTGGATATTGTCCTGATTGCTATAGTTTCTTATGCGAGTGTAACTATGACTGAAGATGAAAAAAGAGAAGCCGCGGCATATTTGGGTGAGAATGTATTGTGGCTTATTGAGCAGATATTAATAAAACACAATATTGCGATTATTGAGGCATCTAAAGAGGCTATTGATGCTGCGGTAAAGAAAGAAAGAGAAGAATGCGCTAAGTTATGTGAGGCTTGTGACGATGATGAATTTTATTTTGGTAAAAATTATGCTGAGGCTATTCGAGCCAGAGGATAAATGAGCTTGTGGAGAAAACGTCAGATTGATTTACAGAAACAAAAAGCTATTAGAGATAGTGAGAGAGTTCCCATGCCAGCACTGCGGAAAGCAGGACGGAACGGTAGTAGCAGCACACTCGAACCAGTTGCGAGATGGGAAAGGAAAGGGTATAAAGGCTAGTGATTTTCGGATTGCTAGCCTTTGTTTTTTGTGTCATATGGAGCTAGATCAAGGCAAGAATCTGAGTAAGGTTGAACGGCTTGAAATGTGGGAAGAAGCGCATAGAAAGACGATAGGATTACTTTTTGATAATGGTCATTTGGAGGTCGTATGAAAAAGCCAACTAAGATGCAAAAGAAGGTAGGCAAGGTAATGTCAGAGTTCAAGGCTGGCACATTACATTCAGGCAAAGGCGGCAAAATTGTTACTAATCCTAAACAAGGGATTGCTATTGCTTTGAGTGAAGGCCGTAAGGCTGCTAAAGGCAAGAAATGAAATCACCTGCATGGACTCGTAAGGAAGGCAAGAATAAGGCTGGAGGGCTTAATGAGAAAGGCCGCAAGTCTTATGAAGCAGCGAATCCGGGTTCTGACCTAAAGGCTCCATTAAAGTCTGGTGATTCTGGACGTAGAGCGTCTTTCTTGGCTAGGATGGGGAATATGCCGGGAGCAGAGAGAAAACCAAATGGTGAGCCTACTAGACTGCTTCTCAGCCTTCAGGCATGGGGAGCTAGTTCTAAGGCAGATGCAAAGAAGAAAGCAGCAGCAATAAGTGCACGAAACAAGAAGAAATGAGCCACCAGAGCCAACTAGATTTTGTCAGATCATTAACTAATCGATTCCCTATTTACTTTGCAGGCCAGAGGGTTTTAGAGATAGGTAGTTTGGACATTAACGGCTCGATACGGCAGTTTTTTAGTGGCTGTGAGTATATTGGCGTTGATCTGGGTGAAGGCAAGGGTGTGGATTTAGTGGCTAAAGGGGAGGAACTAGACTTTCCTGATGGTTACTTTAAGGTAGTTGCATCTTGTGAATGTTTTGAGCATAACGAGAATTGGGAAGCTACTTTCAGGAATATGATTCGGATGAGTAGCGGTCTGGTATTTTTCTCTTGTGCAACTACGGGGAGGCCGGAACATGGTACTCGACGGACTAGCCCTAGTGATGCTCCTTTTACTTTGGATTATTATAAAAATTTAACTGAGGAAGATTTCAGGGAGAAATTTACGTTTGAGGAGTTCGAGAGTTACGGATTCTCAACGAATAGTAACCCTCAAGATTTGTATTTTTGGGGGATAAAGAAGCTAATATAAAAGTTTTTATATTAAGTGCCAAGACGCATTAGGATTGGGAATAAGGCAAATGACTAACAACTGCAGATTGTTAGTTGTCTTATAGCACCTCACCAGAGGGATGTTTGCCGAGTAGTCTGGTCTAGCAGTCCTAAGTCGTGTTGGTATTAGTGAACAGTCGGCAGTTGCATATCGTAAACGGACAATGGGGAATAGCTGATACCGACAACTAACGGAGGTTCCTTGCAAGCAATCGTAATCGCTACAGTAAATAGCCCGTCAATTTATATCTTGCTAGAGAGCATCTTCAGATATGCACCTAAAGACATACCAATCTATCTTAGCGGTAATAATTTGGGACTCTGGGGAGAGCTTAGAGATAAGGGAAACATCATCTTCAGACCCAATACTGCTTCCAATTTTGGGGACGCATATAATGCGATTATCGATTACGCCTTCACTCGGAATGACGATTCATTGATTGTATGTAACGATGATGTGGTATTTACTCCTACGACTTACGAACTGTTAAAGAAAGACTATGACTTTCTAACAGGCGATAGAGAGTTCAAGGTAGGTTGGTTGGGATGCAGGTCGGATTATGTGTTGCGAGATCAGAATATCAGGTTTCCAGTACAGGGGGATCAGGCTCAAGGGCTGAAATATTTAAGTGAAGGCAATATCAAAGAGGCTGAAGTAATAGCCCCTATTTGCGCTGTAGTAACAAAAGATGCGTGGCTGAGTGCTAAATTCCCATCGATAAATTGGTTTTCAGATAATATAATCTGTATGGACATGAGTAAGGCGGGGTATAAGCATTTCGTGAGTAGGGCGTATGTTCATCATGCTGGATCACAAACAGTGGGGATGGATTACGAGAAGTGCTTAGAGGAACCGAAGGCGTGGTTAAAGGCTAATAGGCCGGATATGTATGAAGTGTTTTACGGATAATAGTATGTCCTAAAAACTTATTGCAAAACAACAACTTATGGCGGCAAGAAAGAAAAAAGTTACATTAACGGAAAGTTGGAAGGAAAAGATAAGAGCAGGAGTTATCTTAGACCGACTAATAAAGCACGTTAATGGAGAGATAGAAATGACTAACAGCCAGATAAAGGCTGCGGACATCCTATTGAAGAAGACTGTGCCTGATTTGGCTAGAACAGAGGTTACAGGTAAGGATGGAGAGCCTCAGCAGCACATAGTCACATGGCAGAAATAGTCAAAATAGGGGACGCCACTCTATACCTTGGCGATTGCATGGAATTCTTTGCTGAATATCCATGCCTAAAGGTTAATGCAGTTATTACTGATCCTCCTTATGGGATTAAATGGGATAGTGTCGCTGAAAAAGACTCTGGGAGGAAGCCCGGAAATTCAGCAGCAAAGAAGGGCGAATATATTTCTACTGGATGGGATGATGAGCCGATGAGCATTGATATTGCTAATCATCTTATTTCAATGTCAAGTGTTTCTATATTTTGGGGTGGCAATTATTATGGACTTCCTGCTTCTCAATGTTGGCTAGTTTGGGATAAAAAAACTGGAAACAATCAATTTGCTGACTGTGAATTGGCATGGACTAATATTCAAAAGCCAGTAAGAAAATTTGAATGGATGTGGAATGGTATGCTTCGTCAAGGCGGCGAAGAAAGAAACGGTCATCCAACACAAAAGCCACTTGCTTTGATGAAATGGTGTATTGAACAAGCTGGAAATCCAGAAACTATATTTGATCCATTTATGGGTAGCGGCACAACAGGAGTTGCAGCTATTCAAATGGGGAGTAAGTTCATAGGGATAGAACGAGAGCCTAAATATTTTGAGATAGCCTGTAAGCGTATAGAACAAGCCTCAAAACAGGTGGATATGTTCATTGAGCAACCTAAACATGAGCAAGTTGCATTACTGTAATGGCAGAAATAGTCATTCCATACTCTCCAAGAGAGTCACAGATTGCAATTCACGATGCTATCGATGCCAACAGATTTACAGTGGTCGTTGCCCACAGACGTTGCGGCAAGACTGTAAGTGCTATCAACCACCTCATCAAGGCAGCAGTACTCAACGAAAAGAAAGACCCACGTTATGCCTATATTGCTCCAACATACGGACAGGCTAAACGGGTTGCATGGGATTACCTACAAGAGTACACAAGACCACTAGGAGCGACTTATAACGTATCTGAGCTTAGGGCTGATTTTTGGGGGCGCAGGATTAGTCTTTACGGGTCTGACAATCCTGATAGCTTGCGTGGTCAGTATTTTGACGGATGCGTTATTGACGAGGTTGGCGACCAAAACCCTAAGATTTGGAACGAGATCATCCGTCCAGCTTTGGCAGATCGTCTTGGCTGGGCTTTGTTCATTGGCACTCCTAAAGGCAATAACCATTTCGGTGAGCTAGCAGAACGGGCTAAGACTGAGCCGGGCTGGAAGTTCCTAGAGTTCAAGGCTAGTCAGACTGGCATTCTCCCAGAGGAAGAACTTAAAGCCGCCCTCAGAGAGATGGGTGAGGATAAGTACAACCAAGAGTTCGAGTGTTCATTTAACGCGGCTGTAGAAGGGTCTTACTATGGGCAGATCATTAACTCTCTTGAAAGAGATGGTCGTATATGTGAGTTTCCTCGGGATGACCTGTGCCGCTCTTTTGTTGCTTGGGATATTGGGATGGGCGATTCAACGGCTATCTGGGTTGCTCAAGTGGCTGGAAAAGAAATCAGGCTCATCGACTGCATAGAGAATCATGGTGTAGGTCTGGACTGGTATGTCTCATGGTTGCGTGACAATCAATATATTTCCTTCAATCAAATACTCCCTCATGATGTTGAGGTAAGAGAACTAGGCACAGGTAAGTCTAGGAAAGAAGTCTTAATGGAAGCTGGTCTGAGCATTACTGTTGCGCCACGGTTATCCGTAGCTGATGGTATTCAGGCTGTAAGGCGTATGCTTCCTAGATGCTGGTTTCATCCTAAAACCAAGTCAGGGCTAGATGCGTTGCGGAACTATCGGCGTGAGTTTGAGGAGCGCCGTCAGGTGTTCTATGACAAGCCTTTGCATGACTGGTCTAGCCATTACTCAGATGCAATGAGATATTTAGCTGTGGGGCTTGACGAGGAAGATAGTTCGTGGTCAAAACCATTGCCAAATAATGTACGATGGGTTGTATAATGAGCAAAATTACCCAAAGGGGCTGTTATGCTCGATTCAGGCTCAGTAAAATCTATCCTTGAGAATGAGATAGATAACGCGATTGGTTATCTGGACACAGAAACCACAGAGCAACGTCAGAAGGCTCTGGAATACTATCTTCGCAATCCTTACGGCAACGAGATTGAAGGCCGTTCCCAGATCGTCACAGGTGAGGTAGCAGAGGCTATCGATGGAGCTCTGCCTCAACTTATCCGAGTCTTTACTACGACTGAGGATATTGTCTATTTTGAGCCTAAGTCTCCGGGCGACGAAAACTCCGCAAAGCAAGCTACAGACTACTGTAATTGGGTGTTCTATCGTGAGAACGAAGGACTCCTGATCCTGCATAACTGGTTTAAAGATGCGCTGCTTCAGAAGGTCGGTGTAGTTAAGTCGTATTGGGATAAGCGTCAGGACGTTAAGAAAGAGAAGTACAAGAACCTGACAGAGGATGAGCTGGCTCTGTTGCTGTCAGACAAGTCTCTTGAGGTTGTTGAGCAGGAGATGGAGGTTTACGAAGAAGTAGACATGTTCGGCAATCCTACTCAGCGTATTGAGTACGAAGTCTATGTCCAGCGTAAAGAGGACTATGGATGCGTCAAGATTGAGAATATTCCTCCTGAAGAATTCCTAATCTCTAAGTCTGCTAGAACGATTGAGGAAGCTACGTTTGTGGCTCATCGTCGTCTAATGCCTCGTAGCGACCTGATAGCTATGGGCTATGACAAAGAGATTGTTGATACATTGCCCACTTACAATGATTTGGAGTTTTCTGAGGAGCGGGTAGCTCGATTCCCAGAGGGTGAGCAGCCAGACCAGAACAACTCGCTAGACTTCTCAATGCAGACTGTAGAGGTATACGAATGCTATATCCGCATTGATGAGGATGAGGATGGTATCGCAGAGATGCGTCGGATTGTGTATTGCGGCTCTGAAATCCTAGAAGATGAGGAATGCGATTATGTCCCGTTCCACTCGATTTGTCCTATTCCTATCCCTCATAAGTTCTTTGGTCAGTCATTGGCTGATCGTGTTATGGATATTCAGCTAGAGAAATCGACGATTACCCGTCAGTCTCTGGACAATATGTATCTAACGAACAATGCTCGTATTGGCGCTGTAGATGGTCAAGTGAACCTAGATGACCTGCTGAACGCTACTCCGGGCGGTGTGATCCGTATGAAGTCGGCTAATGCGCTACAGCCTTTGCAGGTTCCTAGCGTATTTGGTCAGGCTATGCCGATGCTGGAGTATCTGGACAATGTTCAGGCTAAGCGCACTGGTGTTAATGACGCGCAACAAGGCTTAGACCCAGATGTGTTGTCGAATGTTACGGCTGCTGCTGTAGCTGCGATGATGAAGTCTAACTCTGGCAAGCTGGAGATGATTGCTCGAATCTTTGCTGAGACAGGCGTTAAGAGCTTGTTTAAGGGGATTCTGAAGCTGATGACCAAGTATCAGGAGAAGCCGCGTATTGTCCGTATGAGGGGCGAGTATGTGAGCTTTGACCCTCGTTCATGGGCTAATGAATACGATATATCGGTCAATGTTGGGCTTGGTTCTGGTGACCGTGAGCAGAAGCTGACCATGTTGCAGATGATTATGTCCAAGCAAGAGCAGATTATTCAGGCGTATGGGGCTGCTAATCCTCTTGTTTCAGTTGGGCAATATCGTAATACTTTGGCAAAGTTCATTGAGGCAGCAGGATTTAAGGACGCTGGAGAGTTCATTAATGAGATTACGCCGGAGGTAAATGCGGCGCTATCGCAGCCTCAGCCCCCTGCCCCAGATGCTCAAGCAGAAGTTGCTCAGATGCTCGCTCAGGTTGAACGTGAAAAGACTCAGGCTAAGGCTCAGATCGACGCGGCTAAACTGGATCTTGAAAGACAGACTCTTGAGGCTGAATATACGCGCAAGGGTATAGAGATGCAGATGAAGAACCAGCGTGACTCTGCTGAATTGCGGATTCGAGAGGCTGAACTTGCTGTTAAACAACTCCAAGCAGTGTTGGCTCTTGATCTTGCTGATGAAGAAACAAAGAACAAGCAGGTTGAATTGACTTTGAAGGCGCTTAAAGAACTAGGCGCTCTGACTAAACAAGGGATGATGATTCAGTGAACAAAGATCAATGGGCTACAAACCTCCTGAGAGATGATTATTTCATTGAGATGATGGAGAATCTCAGGGGGATAGAACATGCTAAGTTTGCAACATCTCAACCAGATGAAAGTAATGTAAGAGAGCAGGCTTACTACAGGCTATGCGCTCTGGATTTAGTAGAGGCTTATTTGGAATCGATGGCGGCTGAGAAGCTAATCGAGGCTAAAAAGTTAAAGATTTTGTAGTCCGAGTCGGGCGGTTCCCGATATAATTTAGGAAATATATATGAGCGATACTCAAGACATGACTCCCGAATCGGGAAATGCAGAGTTGACGGTAGAAGGTGCAGCTAACGCTTTTCTGGGCTTAATGGGTGGTGATGAAGGCTCCGATGGACAACCTGAACCCCAACTAGAAGCCAATGAAAGCGAGGCCGAATCAGAGGAATCTTACGAGGAATCTGAGGTAGAACAAGATGAAGAAGTTGAGGAGCAAGAGGAGCCTCAAAAATTCCGTGTCAAAGCCGCTGGCGAAGAACGGGAGGTAACCCTCGATGAGCTTATCAAGTCTTATCAACTTGGCACTGATTACACCAAGAAATCGCAAGCTGTAGCTGAAGAACGTAAGGCGGTTGAGGCCGAGCGCCAAGCGATTCAAGAGGCAAAGGCTCTGCGCGATCAATACGCGCAACGTCTTGAGATAATGGAGCAAATGCTTCGTCCTCAAGATGAGACTGAGAATCTGGCAAACCTGAAGGAAACAGACCCTATTGGCTACAGTGTAAAGGTAGCTGAGATGGTCGAGAGGGATAAACAGTTAAACGCTGTTCGTGCTGAACGTGAGCGCATAGCTCAACAGCAGGAGCAGGAGAGACAGCAGAATCTTCAGAGAATGGTTGCTGAAGAAAGCCAGAAGCTAGTGGCTGCTGTACCTGAGTTTGCTGATCCTACTAAGGGTGAGGCTCTGAGGAAGGACATTCGGTCTTTTGGCAAGAGTCTAGGGTTCTCGGATCAGGAGTTAGCGTCTGTCTATGACAGTCGTGCGGTTTTAACGCTGTATAAGGCTATGCAATACGATAAGTTAATGGCTAGTAAGCCTGAAGTAACCAAGAAGGTTGCTCAAGCGCCGAAGGTCATGAAACCCGGAGTTGCTCAAAGTCGTGATACAGGCAGTGAAGAACTGAAGAAACTTAAAGCGCGAGCTAAGCAGTCCGGAAGGGTTGCAGATGCCGCAAGTGTATTTGAACGATTTATTTGAGGTGAATCATGGCTATTTACAACGCACATACCGCTGTTGGTCAGCGCGAAGACCTGACCGATGTTATCTACAACATCTCGCCGACCGAGACTCCGTTTATGTCCTCGATTGGCAAAACCAAAGCTACGGCTGTTTACCATGAGTGGCAGACTGACTCGCTGGCTGCTGCAACGACTGCTAACGCTGCTGTTGAAGGTGCTGATGCTTCGGACGCAACTCTGTCGCCGACTACCCGTCTTGGTAACTACACCCAGATTCTGCAAAAGACCATCAAGGTTTCTGGCACTCTGGACACGGTGAACAAGGCTGGCCGTAAGTCTGAGAAGGCTTATCAACTGGCTAAGGCATCGCAAGAGATCAAGCGCGATCTGGAAACGATCATGCTGGCTAATCAGGGTCGTGACGCTGGTTCTTCTAACTCGACTCCTCGTAAGATGGCTTCTCTGCTGTCGTGGATCAAGACCAATACCGACTTTGGTTCGGGCGGTGCTAACCCGACGACTATCGGTGTTTCGACCCGTTCGGATGGTACTCAGCGTACCTTTACCGAGGCTCTGCTGAAGTCGGTTGTTGCAGAGGTGTTTACTTCTGGCGGTTCGCCGAAGGTTCTGATGGTGGGCGCTGCTGGTAAGCAGAAGGTCTCGTCGTTCGCTGGTATCGGTGCTACTCGCTTCAATGTGACTGGCGCTCAGCCTTCGACGATTATCGGTGCAGCAGACATTTATGTGTCTGACTTCGGTAATCTGGCTGTTGTCCCGAACCGCTTTATGCGTACCCGTGACGCTCTGGTGCTTGATCCTGAGTATGCAGCAGTGGCTTACCTGCGTCCGTTCCAGACTAACGAACTGGCAAAGGCTGGCGACTCTGACAAGACTCAGATTCTGGTTGAGTGCACTCTGGAGGTTAAGAACGAAGCCGCTCATGGCATCGTGGCTGACCTCGATATGAGTCTGTAAGGCTCCTTCGCTGAGTAAAGCGACTTCCCTCGGGGCTTAGGCTCCGGGGGTTTTTTAAGAAAGGACTCCTAAGTGAACTTTCGCACTTCGGTGGTACACGCAGATGGTGAGGGCGGTATCATCATTGAAACAAAGCAAGATGTAACGGATATTCTTAAAGAAGTAGAACAGATTAGAGAAACAGATAAGGCTAGGACTGGACACTTAAAAGACTTCCATCATGTAGGCAAGATACCTTTTACGGTCATTGATGATATGAACAAAAAGGGAATCATGAGGGGGTTTGCGATCATTGACGATGCAGAATTTGCAAAGTGGATGAACAGCGCAGAAGGTCAGACTTGGAAAACTTATCGAGGCACACTCTAATGTCTACAAAAAAGAAGAATATTGCGAAGGAAAAAGGTTTAACTGTAGGTGTTTGTGTCCCGGCTAGGGATGAGGTGCATACAGGGTTTGCGTTTGATTTTGCCAAGATGGTCGGTTATGACGTAAAGTACCGATGTGGCAATGATGACAATGGATTGAAGCTTTATACGATGGCTGGAACTCTGATATTTGACCAGAGGGAAGGCTTGGTTAAGGCGGCATTGTCAGAAGGTTGTGATGCAGTATTGTTTATTGATTCAGATATGCGGTTCCCTAGCGACATTATCAGCATCATGCTGAGTCGCAATGTGCCGATATTGGGAGTCAATGCTGTTACCCGTAGGAAACCAGTTGTTAGTACGGCTTTGAATCTTGAGCTGACTAAGGATGACGAAACCGGTGAGATTAAAAAGACTCGCTGGCTAAAGGTAGATTCTAGGGGTAAGGAAGGAATAGAACAGGTCACAGCGGTAGGTTTTGGTGTGACTATGATTCGTAGGGAAGTATTTGAGAAGCTGAAAACTCCGTGGTTTGATGCTCAGTGGTCACCGAGGGGAATCATAGGCGAGGACGTATATTTCTGTCTTAAAGCCTTAGATGAGGGAATCCCGACGTTTGTAGACCATGACTTATCAAAGTATATCGGCCACATTGGTACGCATGAGTATCGATGGGAAGATGTAGCGGAAACAGCTATCGAGGACTATAACGCAGGGAAATAGACATGAGCTTTGCCAGCTACTCAGAGTTAAAGACAACGATAGCGAATTATCTGGCTCGAAGTGATCTTACGACGCAGATTCCTGATTTTATTCGTTTGGCTGAGATAAGGTTGCAGCGTGATCTGAGAACTCGGCAAATGCTGGTAGTTGCCACTGCATCAACAACTGGAAATGATAGTACAGTTGGCCTTCCTACAGACTTCTTGGAAATGCGTGATATTCATATAAACACGACTCCAGCAACAACGATTACTTATCTTTCTCCTAACGCATTCTATGCAGGTGCTAGGACGACAGATATAGGTAAGCCGGTCAATTATACGGTTTTAGGGGCTGAGATTCAGTTAGCTCCTATTCCTGACACTACATACACGCTACAAATGCTGTATTACGCTAAGCCTACAGCACTTAGTGATTCAAATTCATCTAATGTCTTTTTGGCAAATTATCCTGATGCGTTGCTTTATGCTGCTTTGGGTGAGGCTGAACCGTATTTGATGAATGATGCAAGGCTCCAGACATGGGCTGCTTTGTATGATCGTTCCATAACTGCAATTAGTACGTCTGACCAATCTAGTGAGTATGGTGGTCAGCCTATGTCTATGTCTTATAAGTGAGGTAAAAAATGGCTGAATTTTCGAACTATCTTGAGAACGCTCTGATTAATGCGGTTTTGCGAAATACGAGCTATACAAGCCCTACGACGACTTATCTTGCCCTATATACATCTAACCCTACTGATGCTGATACTGGCACTGAGGTCAGTGGTGGATCGTATGCTCGTCAGGCTATTACGTTTGCTGCTCCGTCTAATGGGGTAACTACCAATAGTTCTGCCATTGAGTTTCCTACTGCTACTGGTTCATGGGGAACGATTACGCATGTAGGAATTCGTGATGCGTCTACGGCGGGGAATCTATTGTTTCATACGCCATTGGATGTTTCAAAAACTATCGGATCTGGCGATATTTTTAGAATTTCAACAGGAAATCTGTCTGTTACTTTGGCTTGAGGTGAGATATGACTACTATCGTAACTCGCTCAGGTAAAGGTTCTGCCCTTAGTTTCGCTGAGGTAGATGGAAACTTTACTAACCTCAATGCAGACAAAGTAGAAAAAAACGGCACTGATCCTGTTGTTATTTCAGCAAACAGTTCTAGTGATGCTTTGCGTATTACTCAGACAGGTGCTGGTAATGCACTGGTTGTAGAGGATAGTACAAATCCTGACAGTACGCCGTTTGTGATTGATACGAACGGAAAGGTTTTGGCCGGTCAGGCGGTAGGCTACGCAACCTTTGGTGACTACTTAAACACGGCTCGTAATCCGCAAATTCAGTACAGCGGAACCACAACGCCCGGCGCAATGATGTCTATTGCTAACTGGTCAAATCTTGCTTCGTCCCCAGCGACATTAAATCTTGCAAAAAGCAGAGGCGCGGCAGTAGGTTCTCAAGCGGTTGTATTGAGCGGCGATGATATTGGCGTTTTGGAGTTCAGCGCGGATGATGGGACAAACTTTGTCCCTGCTGCGGCAATCCTCGCAGAAGTAGACGGAACCCCCGGCACCAATGACATGCCCGGTCGTTTGGTGTTTAGTACAACAGCAGATGGAGCCAGCTCGCCTACTGAGCGGATGCGGATTAATAACGCAGGGCAGATTGGTTTTAACTCTGCAAATCTGGGTGGCGCGTCTGGTCAGTATCGGTTTGCGGGAAATATTACTGGTGCTGTTTCAGTTCCAGGTATTCTGTACACGCCCACAGTTCAATCCGACGTTACGACAGCTGCCAGTGTCTTCCAATCGCAGCCGTCAACTCAAGATGCAGCATTTACTCTTGCTGATCTGAGACATTTTGGTGCATTTCAAGGCACGATTACTGGCGGCTCACGTACTGCACCAACCAATCAAATCGGTTTTTTTGCATCATCCGGTTTAATCGGCGCAACGAACAACTACGGCTTCAGGTCTGACATTGCGGCAGGAACAGGCCGCTGGAACTTCTATGCGGCTGGAACGGCAGAGAACTTCTTCGGTGGCAACACGGTCATCAGCGTCACTGACAACACCAATGCTGCACTTCGCATTACGCAGACCGGCACCGGCAATGCGCTGGTGGTTGAGGACAGCACGAATCCGGACAGCACACCTTTTGTGGTGGATGCAAGCGGCAATGTTTTAGTTGGAGGAACTGCTGCTAGGGGAACTACAGCAGGAACAAGTCAAATCCAACTCTTTAATGGAACAGCTCCTGCTGGCACTCTAACAAATGGGGTTTCTTTATATTCATCCTCTGGCGATCTTAATTTTATGGATTCCGCAGGTAATGGATATAAAGTTGGTTATAGAAATATTCCTGCTGTTGGAACTAAAACATCATCCTATACGCTTGCTACCTCTGATGTTGGTAAATATGTGCAAGTAGGAACTAGTGGTTCTATAACAATTCCTGACGCAACTTTTGCAGAAGGTGATTCAATAAGTATTTTTAACAATACAACTGGAAACATTACTATTACTTGCTCGATTACCACGGCTTATATAGCTGGAACTGATGCTGATAAAGCTACTGTGACTCTGGCTACTCGTGGAGTTGCAACTATTTTGTTCATTAGTAGCACTATTTGCGTTATTACTGGTAATGTGAGTTAAGGGATCGTCATGAGTGGAATTATGACAATGTTGCTAGGGGCTAAAACTGCTATAGCAACCGCAGTAGATGAATTCTTTAATCGCGTTACTCTATTGTTGCCCGGAGATGGCACGAACGGAGCGCAGAACAACACGTTCCTAGACTCGTCCACGAACAACTTCACCATCACTCGCAACGGCAACACGACGCAGGGTACGTTCTCGCCGTTTAGTCAGACGGGGTGGAGTAATTATTTTTCTGGGAGCAATAATTTAAGTAATACATCAACATCATCCACTGGTTTTAATCTTTCAACAGGGTCTTTTACAATTGAAGCTTGGGTGTATGTAACTGCTATAACTTCATATCAATATGTACTTAACTTGGCAAATACTGCTGGCACTGATTCAGGATTGGTTTTTGGATTGGACAACACAGGAAAGCCCTATATTGGGAATGGTGTTGTTCTTGGAAAATCAGGCTCTACGGCAATTTCAGCTAATTCTTGGACTCATGTTGCTGTTGTTAGTGATGGCACAAACATTCAGTTTTATACAAATGGAATAGCGAACGGTTCCTCTCAAGCATTCAATCCAAATACAGCACAATATTTTTATGTTGGAAGAAGCGCAGCTGGATCAAATGCTTTAACCGGATATATTTCAAACGTACGTGTAACTAAGGGGCAGCAGCTTTATACAGGAACATTTACGCCATCAACATCTGGATTAACAACAACAAGTCAAGGCGCAACGTCAACAAACGTACATTTGCTTACTTGCCAGAGTAATAGGTTTGTTGATAATGGCACTAATGCTTTTTCTATTACCATAACCGGCTCCCCCTCCGTCCAAGCCTTCAGCCCGTTTGCTCCGACTGCTGCGTACAGCGCGGCGACGAATGGTGGCAGTGGGTATTTTGATGGGACGGGGGATTATTTAAGTGTTGCAGACAATGCAAATTTAAGACTAGGTACAAACGCTTTTACAATACAAGCATGGGTTTACAGGTCTGCTGCGGGAGCCGCACACTCAATTATTGCTAAAGGTGGAGCATCAACTGGTTTTGTATTCCAAATCACATCTGGAAACGTGTTGCGGTTTACACATGGAACAACTAATGTCGATACAACAACAACCATACCTGCATCATCATGGACTCATGTTGCAGCGGTAAGAACTAATACATCAACAAACGGATTTCAACTTTACATAAATGGTGTAAGTTCTGCTACGGCAACGGTATCAACCGATTTGAATCAAACAGATACTTTATATATCGGTGCTGACAGGTCAGCGGCAACCGCAATGAATGGGTACATAAGTGGCCTAAAATACACAAACGGAACAGCGGAATCTATATCTGTTCCGACTGCTCCTCCAACAGCAACAACGAATGTTGCATTGCTCACTAACTTTACCAACGCTGGCATTACAGACGCTACAGCAAAAAACGACCTTGAGACTGTTGGCAACGCGCAGATCAGCACGACGCAGAGTAAGTTTGGTGGTAGCTCGATTGCATTTGATGGAACGGGTGATTGGTTATTAATTCCACATACCGTTGACCAAATGTTAGGAACTGGAAATTTTACAATAGAAATGTGGGTATACAGAAATTCATCTGGAACATATGGTTTAGTTGGTAAAGGAACTGGAACAACTGGTTGGCTTGTTTCTTTAAATTCAAGTAATCAGGTTGTGTTTACTTATGGATCAAGCACAATAACATCTAGCGGAACAGTGTCTGCAACTACATGGACATATATTGCTGTTGTAAGAGAAGGTACTGGAACCAATCAAACAAAAATTTACATTAGTGGAAGCAATGATGGTACGGGAACTGTAAGCACAGATTTCAACCAAACGAATGCAATGTATGTCGGAGCAGACCGTACTGGAGGAAGCGCATTTAATGGATACATAGATGATTTGCGTATTACAAAAGGCCAAGCAAGAACAGTAACCACAACTCCAACCGCTGCATTTTCTCTTAGCTAAGGACTGACCATGCTCTATACAAAAAACGGATCAATCCCTAAGCCTGAGACAGATGGCACTGAAGGCTGGGTCGAAGTCGAAATGCCGCCTGAAGCTCCAGAAGGCAAAGAGGTCGTATGGCTTAACTGGCAATGGGTAATTCGTGATCCTAAACCTGTAGACCGCGAAGGTTATCGTTGGAAGTGGAACCATGACCAGATGCAATGGGTTGAATATTCGCTTCCTAATGTTGCAATAGAAACAACTGAGATTGTCGCTATAGATAGTTCTAGCATTCAAGTAATTGATTCACAGCAAATTAGCGCACTGTAATGGCAAATTACGTTGATTATGATTATTGGCTTCAGGGATATGGCGAAGGTGACTTAAGCCAGCCTGATCGCTATGTTGTTATTGGATATTGGGACAATGGCTATGCAGAATATGAGTCTATTCCGATTGAGGCAAATGCTTCTGTAAATGTTTCTGCCGATGTTACTGCAAATGCAATAAGAGTTATATCAGTATCTGGGGCAATTACTGGAGATGCGGTTGTATCTGCATTAGGTGGGTTTGTTCTTTCTGGTAATGCGGAAATTACTGCTGTAGCTAATGTAACTGCTGCTCCTGCTGGTTTTGTGCTTGGCATTGCTCATATAGATGTAAACGCATCATTAGAAACAACTGTTGATAATCTTGTAACTGGTATTGCTAGTATTAATGTTGATGCGACTGTTTCTGCTGTTGCAATATATACAGCAAATGGTATTGCTTATGTTGTTACAAATGCTAATGTTTCTGTTCTTGGTGGATTAATTGCTGGTGCTGTTGGCAATGTTTTTGGAAGTGCAAATATTTTAGCAATTGGAAATATAATTGGTGAGGAATGGGCTGATGTTTCTCCGACTTCTAATGTATGGACTCCTGTTTCTAGTGGCTCTAATGTATGGCAGCCTATAGCTCCTTCATCTGATTCGTGGTTGAGGCAATAATGAAACAAAAGATTATATTCGGAGAATGGTTGCCAGATCAGCCCGGTGTTACTGGCGCTGTAACTGATGCTGTGAATTGTTATCCTGTTGCTAATGGTTATGCCCCACTTCGAGATGCCGCCGATTATTCTGCCGCTGCTGGAGAAACTCTGCTCGTTGCTTTTGCAGGTAAGTATTCTGGCGCTTCCACTCTTTTTGCTGCTAGTGCTACTTCGATTTATAAGTTCGACTCTACAGATGCCAGTCTGGACGCTGTAAAGACCTCCTATTCTTCGGTGGAGTCTTGGGACATTACTCAGTTTGGGTCAAAGATTATCCTAGCTAATGGGTCTAATAAGCTTCAGACATGGGATTTGGGAGGCTCTACGACTGTTTCTGACCTGTCTGCGGCTGCTCCTACGGCTAAGTACGTGACCGTTGTCAGGGACTTTGTTGTCGCTGCTAATGTCGGTGGTGAGGAATCTAAGGTTTACTGGTCTGACATTAACGATGAGACAGACTGGACTCCGGGTGCTGCTTCTCAGAGTGACTCACAGTTGATCCCTGATGGCGGTGACATTACTGGTTTGTCAGGTGGTGAGTACGGATTAGTGTTCTTGGAGAGGGCTGTTTATCGCATGTCCTACTCTGGTAGCCCATATTTCTTCCAGTTTGACGCTATTTCTAGGACTTTGGGCTGTATTTCTAACGGTTCTATCGCTCAGTTCGGTGGATTGACGTATTTCCTAGCTGATGACGGGTTTTATGTCTGTGATGGTCAAACTGTTAAGAATATTGGCGTAGAAAAGGTCAACAGATGGTTCTTTGAGAACGCCATTCCAGACCAAATTCCCAATGGGATGAACTCTACAGTTGACCCTATCCGTAAGTTAGTAATTTGGAACTTTAAAAACACCTTTGGTGGCCGTTATTTGCTGATTTATTCAATAGATTTGGGCAAATGGAGCTACGGAACCACTGATGTTTCCTACCTATCGTACGGTTTTACGCCTAGTGCGACGCTAGAACAGGTGGATAACTACAATGCCAACCTAGATTTGATTGATATTCCGCTGGATTCTAGGGTTTGGGCAGGTGGTCAGCTACTAGCGATGGGTGTTAGAGAGCAAAAGATCGTCGCTATATCAGGTTCAATTAAGGCTGCATACGTTGTTACAGGAGATATTGACGTTGGACGTTCTGTTGTTACATTGGCAAAACCTATTGTTGATAATGGATCGGCAACAGTCGCAGTTGCAAGCAGAGAATTGCTTAATCAAACCGTTGAATTCGGTACAGCAGTAGCAGCAGACGCAGAAAACCGTGTTTCTCTGAGGTCTAACGGGGATTATCACCGATTGAAGGTGACTCCTACGGGCGCTAACTGGAAAACCTTGATTGGTGTTGATGTAGATATTGTGAAGCAGGGTAATCGATGACTCGTGGCGTCCAATTTCGCACTTTACCGGTATTCGGGGCTTCTGAACGTGAGGTCGCTGAGGTTGTTCGCGGGATTATGGATGGTAAGACTAACAATACTGGTCTTATCACTCTTGCAACTGGCAATGCAACGACTACGACGCTTTATGACGACCGTATTGGTAACGAGAGTCTGATCTTCTTCACTCCGTTTTCAGACGCAGCAGAGGCCGATACAGCGCCTTACGGAGCATTTCAGGACTCTACAGACCAGACAGCAGCAAATACGACTACAGCCTATGCTGTGACGTTTAATACCACTGATTACTCTGCTGGAGTTTATCTTTCCAATAGTTCTCGTCTTAACGTCAGGAATTATGGAATTTACAACATTCAGTTTTCGATTCAGTTCAAGAATACGACGAATGATGGTCAAGACGTAGATATTTGGTTCAGGAAGAATGGTTCTGATGTAGCCAATTCAAACTCTAGGTTTAGCTTGCCAGCAAGAAAGAGCACTGGCGATCCGTCACACCTAATTGCTGCAATGAATATATTTCTGGAATTGCAAGCAAATGATTACATTGAATTAATGTGGCGTGTTTCTGATGTTGGCGTTGTAATGGAGCATTACGCTGCTGGAACTAGCCCTACTAGACCGGCTATACCTAGTGTTATTGCTACGGTTCAATATATTGCTCCTGCTGCAACAAGTAATGTTTATATAAGTAGTCAGTCTAGGGGTCAGGCGACTATTACTCATTGGGCGAACGATACTGCCAATAAAACTTATGGATATGTTATTGTAGGTTAATGGAATACAAATACATTGAGTCTCAAGAGCTAAGAAACTGGTGGGCTGCTATTAAGCCCGGTTTAGAGAAGATTAAGTCCAAGAGTCCGGAGAACTGGATTATCGAAGACGTATATACAGACTGTTTTAATCAGAGGTCTTTACTTTTCGTACTGATAGAGAATAACCATTATCAAGGCTTCTTTATCCTGCAACCGATGGGTGAGACGTTACATTTATGGGCGGCTTATTCGTTAGAAAATAGCTATGAAGTTGTCGAAAATGCCTTAAAATATATTAAAGGCATGGCATCATCAGCTAATGTTAAATACATAACATTTTCTAGCCATAGGCGAGGTTGGGATAGAAGGGCGGCAGCATACGGATTCCGTCCTAACAAATGGATATGTGAGGTGTGATATGGGCGGTGGTGGCGGCGGTACTCAAACTCAAACGGCTAGGGCGGAGATTGATCCAACTCTCAAGCCTTACGTTGAATATGGTCTTGGTGAGGCTAAACGTCTTTATCAGGGAACCACTCCTTCATTCTTTCCGGGTCAAACGTATGTAAGTCCATCTGAGGCGACTACACGCGCTCTAGGACTTGCTGAACAACGTGCTTTGTCAGGTTCTCCATTAGTTAGCAAAGCTCAAAATGTACTTTCTTCTCAAATGGGGTATACGAGTCCTTATGCTGGTCAGATTGAAAAGTTAGGAATGTCTGCTGCTGATCCTAGTGCTGCTTTCTATAGATCAATGATGGAAGGCGCTCCAGAGTCAGAGGCTATGTCAATGGCTCGTAGAACTGCAAGCGGTGAATATTTGCAGCCGAATGCATTTCTGCAAGGCTCTTTAAGCCAAGCTAATAGATTGGCATCTGAGGCTTATCAGGAAGGATTGAGAAATCTTCAGTCTCAGGCTGCTGGTGCTGGTCGTTACGGTTCAAATGTATTTAGTCAGCAAATATCAAAAGGCCAAGACATATTTGCTAGAGCTTTGGCAGAGCAAAATCAACAGGCTTATTTGCAGAATTATCTACAAGAACGTGCTGTTCAAGAGGCTGCTATAGGTCGTTTAGGGGCTATGGAGCAGCAAGGCATAGCTAATAGATTTGCTGGCGCTGGTGGTCTAACTGCTGGTCAACAACAAGCATTGCAAACGCAACTTGATGCTTTGGGCGATGCTCAGAATATATCTGCTGCTGATCTTGCAAGACAACAGCAAACAGCTACATTAGCTCCACAAATGGCTGCTCAGGATTATGCCGATATTCAGCGTCTATTGACTGTTGGCGGTGCTAGAGAACAGCAGAGCGCAGCAGAGCTTCAGGATGCTATTAATCGTTACAACTTCGAGCAGAATCTACCTGCTATGAAGCTACAGCAATATGCTGGATTGATTTATGGTGCGCCGCAGGGTCAGGTAGTGACTCAGACTGCGACACCACAAGGAGGTAAATAATGGGTGATCCTATTACGGCTGGCGCAGTCGGCTCTGTAGTTGCTCCTAGTTTTGGGGCGGCTGTAGCAAATCCTTTAACTGCTTCTATGGCTGCTGGTGCTGCTGGCGCTGGTATGGGTGGCGGTTCTTTATTTGGATTCGATCCTACTTTTGGCGGTATTGGTCAAGGCGTAATGGAAGCATTTAGGACTACTCCTGTTTTTGGTCAAGGTGGAATGATTTCAAATATTGGTCAAGCGGCAGGAGCATATAACCAGTTTGGTCAAGCTCTTGGATTAGGTCAGCAGCCTCGTATGCAAGGTATAGGCGCAGCCACTCGTCAAGGCGCTCAGATTCAGCCTGTTGATTATATGAGCCTCCTAAACCCACAGCAGCAGACAGTTTTGCGTCCTGCAACTCCTTCGCTTATATAGGTGATGTATGGCACTTTCTCCTGAAGAACAAGCAGCATGGTCGCAGATGACTGGAAAGCCATATCAAGGCTCTAATTGGATGAGTTACATTCCTAACGTCTTTGGTGGCGTTCCTGCTGGATTTGAAGGGCTTCTAGGCGCTGAACAATCTCAACAGATAAGCCAGCGTTCTAACATTGCTGGATTGCTTGGCGCTGCTGCTGCATTGGCTCAAGGTATGGGTTCACAAGGCGCTCGTCGCTCTGCTACTCAGAATATCTTGAGTGCTCTAGGCGCTGGTTACGGTACGGCTGGTCAAGTTGCTCAACAAGGATTACAGAACTTTGCGCTGCAACAAGACATTCAGAATAAACAATTTCAACGCGCTAAAGAACTTCAAGCATTGCAGCGTCAACAGCAAGCCTTCCAATCTATCGAGGACTTAATCGCTAATGATCCTACGGTAAGCCAGAATCCTTCCTTGATTGCTTATCTAAGGAACAATCCTGATAAAGCTTTGGAGATGGTGGCTCAACGTAGTGCGCTTGAGTCTTATCGTCGCTCTCGTATGCCGCAACCTCAACCTCCTGCTCCTGTAGCAGAGGCTATGCCTGTTCCTATGCCGGGTGAGGGTCTTGATATTACTGCTCCGGGGCAAGCTATTCCTCCGATTGTGGAGCGTCCTCAGCCTATTCAAACTGCACAAACAATTACGCCGAAAGTATCAGAGTTGCAAGCAAAGATTGACTCCGCTGATATTGATGCTGATTACTATACGTCTATTGGTAAGTTAGATGATGCCAAAAAGTCTCAGGATATAGCTGCTAATCTTCGTGCTCAGGCTCGTAAAGAAGGGCTAGTTAATCAGGTTGATCCACAACTTGATGCAGTATTTCCTACGCTAAAGAAACGTGTTGAATCCCTGAAGAAACGTGCTCCTAACATGACTCAGGAGCAGATTGTCAGTGAGCAAAACGACATTCTGAAGGCTGATGCAAAGCTACTTGAGGACTTAGACCCGACACTTCAGGCTGCTGAAATCAAGCGTCGTCGTGCTCAGGCTACCGTTATTGATATGGGTAGTCGTGAGATGGAGAAAGAGTTCGCAAAGGGTGTTGTTGAGGATACTCGTGCATCGTTTGCTCAAGCTAAATCTGCATCTAATACTTTGGGGACAATTAATCGTTTGCGTCCAGTAATTCAGGCTGGCGTTTACGATAGTTTTAGGGCTGGCGTTCCTAGATCAGTTGACCAGATGGCAACAGCTATGGGTGTTACTGGTAAGGATACGCAAGAGAAACTTCAGAGAACTGCTGTGGCAATGCAGCAACTTGCTAGTTTAGAACTTCAGGCTGCTGAGGCTATGAAGGGTCAAGGCGCTATTACTGAGAATGAGCGTACTTTGATTGCTAGGGCTGCTGGTGGGAATCTGCGTGACTTTACTGCTGGTGAGGTTCAGGCTCTATTGTCATCTTTGGAGAAGGTTGCTCAACAGAAAATCAGTTCTCATCAGGCTAACTATGAGTTGATGAGTCAAGACCCTGTTGCAAGCAAATATTCCAAGTATTACAAGATTGAAGCGCCTAAATCTCCAGTTAAGAAATACAACCCTGCTACTGGAAGGATTGAATAATGGCTAAGGTCATTGAAGTTCCCGGTATGGGCAGAGTTGAGTTTCCTGATTACATGTCAGATCAGGAGATTGCGGCTGCTATTGATAGGAACATGCAGGGTTCTGTGATGGCTCCTAGTATTCCGTTTTCTCCGAGGGCTGAGGCTGCTAGGTCTGCTGTACAAGGTGCTACGTTTGGATTTGGCGAGGAACTTGAGGCGGCTTTGAGAACTGGCGCTATTTCTGGTCAGCAATATGAGGAAATGCGTAACCGTCTGAGAGCGCAACAACAAGCATTCCAGAAGGAATATCCGGTTGCTGGCGGTGTTACTGAGTTTGGTGGTGCTTTGGCTGCTCCTATGGGTTTATATAAGGCGTTAGGAAGGACTAGCCCTGTAGTTCAGGAGGCTATTACTGGAACGACTTTACCGGGTCAAGTAGCTCGAGGTGCGGCTGTAGGAGGCGCTACAGGGGCTTTAACTGGCGCTGGTACGGCTACTGAGGATGTATCTGGAAAGGCTTTAGAAACGGGCGTTTTTGGCGCTGCTGTAGGCGGTGTAGTTCCTGTTGCGATTCAGGGTGCAGGTAAGGTTATCCGTAATGTTTTGACTGCTTCTGGCATTGGAGATCAGCCGGGTGCAGCTTCTAAGATGATTGCTAATGCGCTAAAGAAAGAAAACTTGTCTGTTGATGAGGCAAGAGAACTTTTGGCAGAAATGCAACGTGTTGGTGTTCCTCGTCCTGTAATTGCAGATTTGGGTAAAAGCCTTCAGGACTTAGCTTATTCGGCTTATGTGGTTCCTTCTGGACAAAAGGCGGCTACAGCTAGATTCCTTGAGTCTCGGATGATTGACCAACCTAGCGACATTGTGAAGGGATTAGTTGATAGGGCTGGACTTGGCAAGAATGTTAATGGTTACGAATATCTTAACTTTTTGGCTGAGAATCAAAAATCTGCGGCTAGTTCTAAATATCCAGAAGCCTATAGTAAGAATGTTTTTGCTAAAGATTTCCGTCAATTCATGGATCGTCCAGTGTTTCAAGAAGCTTATCGTGAAGCTCAGAAACGTGCTGCGGTTTACGGAGATACGTTGCCAGACTTGGATATTTTCCTAAGTGATAGGAAGGTTCCTACTCAGGTAATGCACCAAATAAAGATTGGCCTTGATCGTATTGTTGAAAGAGAAACAGACTCAGTTACCAATAAAGTAACAGGATATGGTCGTGATGTAGCTACAGTAAGAAAAGAGTTTAATGATCTTATTAAGGCTAAGAATCCAATATATGCAAAGGCTAATGCTGAATTTGCTGATAACGAGCGTATTCGTTCTGCATTTGAGTCTGGTCAAAAGTATCAAAAACTTGAATATAAGCAAGCATACGATCAGTTAAAGAAGATGAATGATGCTGAGAAAGAGGCGTTTCGTCTTGGCATGATGGCTGACGTTAATTCTCGTCTTGAGAACTTTAAGGGTGGTGATTTTGCTCGTCAGATATTTAAGAGCGATAAACAGAAATCATTGATGCGTTATGCCTTTACTGATGAAGGTCAGTATCGTGATTTTGTAAAATATGTTGATGCTCTTGAGGGTCAAACTAAGACTGCTAAGGCGTTGATGGGTGGCTCTCAAACTGGTGAGAGACTAGCTACTTCTGAGGGTGCTGCTGAACTAGGTCAATTAGCTCAGTCTTATGCGACTCGAGGACTTACTGGCGTTGCTATGGATATTGCGCGTCAGGGTTTAGCTAGAACTAAAGGTATTAGCGGAGAGACTTCCGCTGAGTTGCAAAAACGGTTATTTGCTGTTGATCCTATTGAGCAGAGGGCTATATTGCAGGAATTGCAGCGTAGAACTCAAGGTATGCGTCCTATTGGTAATGTTCCGGGTGCTGCTGCTCTAGGTACAGTAACAGGTCTATTAGGGGGTCAATAATGCCAAAGAACAAAGTATCTGAATGGAGTGCAACAGCGTCAAACAATACCGATATTGGCGGTATTAACATTGCTGAAGGCTGCGCTCCTAGTGGTATCAATAATGCAATCCGTGAGCTTATGGCTCAGGTCAGGGATATGCAGACTGGTGCTGATTCCGATGGTTTTACTGTAGGTGGCGCATTTACCTGCTCTGGTGCTGCTGTATTTTCTAGCACAGTATCTATGAGCACTCCTTTGGGTGCGACTAATGGTGGCACTGGTATATCAAATTTTGCTGCTGGCGATATTTTATATGCTAGTGCAACAAATACTCTAGCAAAACTTGCAACGGCAGCAACTACAAATAGCGTTTTGCTATCAGGAAACACTACTCCATCATGGGGTAAGGTTGCTTTGGCGTCTGCTGTTTCTGGAACCTTGCCTGTTGCAAATGGCGGTACTGGAACAACGACTTCAACTGGCACTGGTAGCGTAGTCTTGAGTGCTTCTCCTGCATTAACAGGAGCGCCAACTGCTCCAACTCAAACGGCTGGCGATAACTCTACTAAGATTGCCACTACTGCGTATGTTAAAACTGCTGTAGATGCTATTCCTGCTGGATTTACTGACCCAGGTGCTAATGGTGTTGTAGTTCGCACTGCTTTAAATACTTCTACAGCTAGAACGATTACTGCTGGTACTGGTATCTCTGTAACTAACGGCAATGGTGTGTCAGGTAATCCGACGATTACTAATACAGGCGTAACGTCTGTAGATGGTTCTACCGGTGCTGTAACGGTTGATGTTGGAGCTAAGATTGCTGCGCTATCGTATGGTGCTGTAGGTACTTATGTATATGGTTACATTGCTACAAGTTCTGTAACTGCTGGTGATACATACGCTGGCTCATCTATTTATCCTACTGGCGGCCATGCAACTGCTGCTATTGGTAATGCCGCTGGCGTTAGTGCTTTTTATACTCGTGGCGCAAATACATTATCTGGAACATGGAGAGCAATGGGAGAAAGTGCAAATGCAAGTAACCCATATAAGTTGACGCTTTTCCTTCGGATTAGCTAATGCGTTGGGCAAACTCGGATCACACTAGCATAGACATGACCGTAACAATTAACGGTCAAAAGATGCCATTTACTGCTAGGGCTGATGATCCTGAATCTTACGGTAGAGAATTATTTAATAAAGCAGTTGCTGGCGAATTTGGGAAAATAGCTGAATATCAGCCTCCAGTATGGGAGCAAAAAGTGGAAAAGATAGAACTTACCGATGAGCAAATCAACCACATAGCAGAAAAGGCTGCTGAGGTTGCTTTTAAGAAGATCTATGAAGAAGTAGGCCGGTCAGTAGTCAAGAAGATATTCTGGATTATTGGCGTTGGCTCCCTTGGTTTGCTTTTATGGTTAGGTGGTAACGGGCATATCAAGGGGTAAAAAATTGACCCTATCACCATTGCTGCTGCGTTTAAGGCCGCTACGACTGCCATAGACCTGTGCAAGCGTGGCGTTGCTTTATATAAAGAAATAAAGAGTACAGCAGGTGATGTATCAGGAGTCTTAAAAGATTTAAAAGACCAATATCACAAGATAGTAAGTCCTAGTCCAGAGCAGACTAAACAGTATAACGAAGAAGTTAAACGGGTAAAAAAGGTAGCTGAAACTCATCCACAAGATGCTTTAAACAGTATCTGGGATCATCTAGGGACGTTTATAGATGAGTATGACAGGCTTTGTAAGGCGTTTATCGAGGAAGAAGCTAACGCCAAGAAAGTCTATAAAGGCGATGAATCTTTAGCTAGACGGGCATTAAGACGGATTCAGATCAGGACGCAGCTAGATTCTATGCTTGCTACTGTTCGTGAGGAAATGGTCTATAACACCCCTCCAGAGTTATCAAATGTATATACTCGGTGGGAAAAGATGTGGATGCAGATTGTTGAAGAACAGAACGAAGCTTTAGCTGAAGAATTAAGAAAGAATCAAATAATCCAATGGCGACGAGACAAAGCAATTCAAAGGGCAAAGGCTCTGGCAACATGGATTGGAGCAGTCCTGTTCGTAGTAGCGTGGATGTGGGGAATTCTAATTCTAATAAGAACGAGTCAGACGTATCAGTTGTTGTCGTTATATGTCTTGGAATAATGGCTCTGACGTTTGTTCTGGCAATTCCTTTATTAGGAATGGCTTATTTAGATATGCACAATGCAACGGTTATTGCGGTAGAAGAAATAAAGAAAATGCGTGAACTTAGGGCTAAGATTTTATCGGGGGAATAATGTTACCTATCGTTGCTGGAATTGTATCTAACCTGATTAATAATGGAATGCACAAGGTTGCAGATCAGGTTATTGAGAAGGGCATTGACGCTGTTCAGGACAAACTTGGAATGGAGTTAAAGCCTGAAGGTGAAGCAACTCCAGAATATAACGCTAAGTTACAAGAAGAAGCTAATCGTCATGCTGAGTTTATGGCAGAGCTTGATGAGAAGTCCACTCAACGAGCTACAGATATGCAGATGGCGGCTATGAACTCTAACGATCCAGTAGTTCGCAGACACGTTTATTTCTATGGATGGTTCATTACCATTACGTCATTTATCTATTTCTTTGCGGTATCTTTTGCGCCTATTGAGAATAAGAATAGAGACTTTATTAACATTATTCTAGGTTTCCTGATTGGTACTGCTGTTAATAGTTTGATACGTTTCTGGTATGGTTCCTCAAATAAGGCTCAGGAAGAAACGAATAAGCAGATGAAGGATATGAACGATGGTAAGTAATCATCTTCTAGCAGCGGCTAAGGTTAAAGATCATGAGAAATGGTTACAGCCGATTATTGATACTTGTGCTGAGTTTGAGATTAACAATAAGAAACGTATAGCTGCTTTTTTAGCTCAGACTTCTCATGAGTCTGGTGGTTATACGATGCTGACGGAGAACCTGAATTATAGGGCTGCTACGCTTGCTGCTTGCTGGCCTAATAGATTCGCTGAGATGGAAGGAAAGAAGCCTAAGAAGGACGCTAAAGGGGCTTTAATCCCTACTAAGGTGGCTTTGTCTATCGAGAAGAAGCCAGAACTCATTGCTAATATGGTTTATTCGTCCAGAATGGGCAATGGAGCGCCTCAAACTGGAGATGGATGGAAATATAGGGGTAGAGGCTTAAAACAGCTTACAGGCAAGGATAATTACAAACGATGCGGAGATGCTCTAGGGATAGACCTTGTGACGAATCCTGATCTACTCCTAGAGCCTATGAATGCTGCTCGATCTGCTGGATGGTTCTGGAAAGTTAATAATTTGTCACCTTTGGCTGATGCTGATGATATTAAAGGGATGACAAAAAAGATTAACGGCGGGTTGATTGGCTACGAGGCTCGGAAGGCTCTTTACGATAGGATACTGGCGGCTTTTTAAAGAATAAGTCATGTAGATTACGGCTGTTCTGTTTGACTTTCTCTAGGCGTTCTTTTCTAGCTTTTTGTTGTTGCCAAGTCATGTGTTCTTCTCCCGTAGCTTTGCTTCAACTTGCTTCATCAAAAAAGGGTCAGTCCATTCGTTATCAATCGACTTAAAGAAAAGTTCATTTCTTTCCTCATCCGTCAGCCCCTGCCATTCTTTGCGCTGTGGTGGAGTGGTGTCGTGCGATGTTTGATCCATCATTACTGCTCTCGCAAGCGATACACAGGTTTGACATGGCGTTGGGTCTGCATACAGCGGAATGTATTTCAAATGCTCCCCACGCTCATGCTGCGCCACGCTGCAATACTTTAGGTCAGTCACGGCATGAGGCTGCGCATCAGTCAGGTTTTCAACCCACGCCACCGGCTCTTGCTTCACCGCGTCCTTCAAGCTCACGCACGTACCGCACAATGCCCCATCGTCAGGCACGATACCGTCACCGCATGAGCAATAAACGCGCTGTGGTGGGGCGTTGACAGTCAAGATTCCGTCTTGTTTTGTTTCATACACTGGAAGGGTTCCAAACAACTTCGCCACCGGCTCCGGTTCAGGTGCGCTTAGTCTGGCGCTTAGTATTTCTGCGCCATTCGTAGCAAGTTTGTGCGGATATACGGTCACTATATGACCTCCATTTTTTTGTTTTCTTATTTGGATCTTGTGTTCAGGATGCTCGTATTTAGCCAGCGTTTCCAACGCATCTAGCACCTGCTGCGCTTCCTCGCGTGTTAGTGTGATTGTCATGGCTTCACCTCGCATTTAAAGTCTTTATTGCCAACGTAGAAACCACCCTGCCGATGACATTCAGTTGATATTTCTTGGTGAGCAAATAGCCAGCCAGCCAAACCGCCTAAAAAGAAAACAAGGATTGCTGCCATAAAGTTATCAATCATTGCTGTTCTCCTGTAGCTTTGGCGATGGCGGATTCCGCTGTAACTATTGCGGCACCTAAAACTTGATCTATTTCATCTTGCGACGCCAACACATCTAATGCAAACTGCAACGCCTCCAACAACTCAGCATTCACCTCATGCAAGCGCCGTAGCTCGTCGGCGGCTTCCTGTGCCAAACAAAGTAACATCGCGTTCGCCCTTTGAGGCGTATCAAAATTTCCGGGATAGTGTTCTTCCGGTGCATCCAAAACGGCAGCCAGCCGCAGGGCTTCTGGTTGTTTTATCATTTCCATATTTTTAACGCTGCCTCTGCATATTCCATTGCACTTCTAGCAACTTGGTCATGGCTCATTGCTTTACCTTGCGCTATTACACCTGCTAAAGACACAGCATAGAGAACTAACTTAACGTCAGTCAATTGATCTTTTGATTCTTGAGTTTCAATAGGCGTACATGTATGAATTTCTGATGGATTAACTTTTCCGCATCTATTGCAAGTATTCCATTTAGGATCGTCTGGGTTTTTTCTAGGTCTAGCCATTTGTTTCCTTTTGAAAAATACCGTTAGGAAGTAATGTGCCCTTTCTATCCTTAATCTCTTGATAAGCAGACTCTAAGCACTGAGTTAGATCAAGGTCTTCAATAGCAGCAACATTAATAAGACATACAAGAACATCGCCAAGTCCATCAATAATTCCTGCTTTGTCTCTGGTGGCAATTGCTTCACGTAGCTCATCCATTTCCTCATAAGCCTTCCTTAGTTGGGCTTCACTCGTTGAGTTCTGGATAATCCCTCTAGCTTCAGACCAGCGGATTACGTCCATTTCAGTCATATTCCAACTCATTTCTTCAATTCCCTTCGTAGCTTACGAACTTCTGCGATTAAGTGTTTCTGGTATATGTGCATTTTATGAACGTGCCTAGCAATCTCTGGCATCTTTCCATCTTCTAAGATTTTGACTATCAGCGGAGTGTCATCAAACATTTCATGCCGACGGACAATATCTAGTTCCTTTGGCGTTTTCATTTACATATTCTCCTCTTAGCGTCTTTCATATTTGTCTGCATTAGCCATGACGCACATTGACCATCTGTAGGACTCACCATATTAGATTTACGTCCATCCTGATAACCTCTCCAATAGGCTGATTGAACTTTGGTGACGAATATCTCGCCACCAGCCCAGAAGATCGCCAGAATGCAGACGACATACCATATTACTTTCACAGCAGAGCCTTAATATCCGCTACTGGCATACCAAAGGTTTCATGAATCTTCAGGATAATCTCTGCTGATACATTAGACTTCCCATTACGGATACGGCTAACGATAGGTGGAGCAATATCAAGTGCTTTTGCAATAGCTGCATCATTCTTCAGATCGTATTTTTCTTTAAGTACGTCAAGTATCACT